TGGCATTGATTTGGAATGTATGAGTGTTGAACAAATAATAGAATTATCTATTAAAGGGCAAATGAGATAAAAAAAGACCACCAGAGCGGATCATGGTGGCCTAGTCAGGGAGGAAAACACCAGCAAGAGGCTGATCTGTTTGTTATATACCCATGCGAGACGTGCTGCAACCACAAAGCGTGATTGCAAGCAACATTGCAAGGCTTGAGTAAAACAGGAACAAAGCTATCCAGTCTTTGACGTCACCCTTGTGCATTGTGATCCTCTGGTGCTGCGAGAGACTGCATCAAATCGTGCTCTACCTTAGCTAGCATCTCGTCATCAACTTGAGCAGTTTGCACTGGTTGAGCGATTGAACCAGTCAAAGAACCATACAAAGACATGATCTCGATCATGTTACTCACCATAACAGGCTTTGCAGCAACCTTTGCTTCAAGATAGGCAATGTGCATAAGTATACATTCTTGCACAGAAACGGGTCTGTTTAGCTTAAGCGTTGCAATATTTGCAGCCTTTTCCCATAAAACTGCATTATCCCCGTAATGATATTCGTTAGTGTTTTGAGTGTGTGAGACGTTCACCAGTGTTTCATCAAGTGTCATATTCAACCCCTTATGCTGCTTTCCAGTGTGTTTCGTATGGCGTGACAGTGATAATGTCTTTATCCCAGTTAACGGAACCAGCTTCCCAGCCGATAGGCAAGCCGATTACCTCAAGCTCATGCTTTGTGAATATGCGTGTTTTGTATCCCATGCGCTCTATGTCATGGGATTTGTCCAAAGCCTCCTGGTGCGTGGCATATACTGCCAAGACCTTGCGCCATTTGCAGGATAAAGCGCCACCAATGCGATAAGCTATTTGATATGTGTTTTTCATAATAGACCCCTATGTTTAGATATTGTATATATTAACCATTATTAGACACTAAAACTTCAACCCAAACACCATTTGCTGGCAAAATCATCGAGCGTTTAGCCCAATCGCTAAAGCAATCCTCCTTCTGGCTTACCCAACCATGCTCACCTGACCAGAACAGTTTAGCGTTTTGTTTGTTCTGAATAATCCATGCTTTAATCATAATAAGACCCCTATATGTTGATATTATATATATTACCCAAAAACGATCATGCACCAGTAGCAAAGGTAGCACCAGATGATCAAACCAAGCGTAGCAAAGAGACTGTCTAAGATTGTTTCTGTGTGTTTCATTGTAGTGTTCCCCTATGTTTGATTAAGCGTTAACATTATAGCGAGCATCATGTGCACGCTTGTATTCTAGCCAGGTTGACTGCTTCATATTGTAAAGCATTTTCAATGTTGGTGTCGCCTGATTGAGTTTGAGATCATAACGAGCATTGCAGGCATTTTTGCCATAAACTGCAATCAAAGCATCCCACCAGAGATCATCAGCAGTTTTGGCTGCCTGATGTAATTCCATGAATTTGTCGTATGCCTCAAGATTTGTCATAACGTGTTTTCCTTTGCTATATATATTATATATATGATCTTTATTGATCAATAATTATGTTATAAATCATTATAATAATAAGATCAATATAATATTATATAGGTAAGAATACTTATTTACATAATATGTGTGTTAAATATACCAGCAGGTTAATTCACATAAAGGTTTTGTAGTTTACTCTCCGCGTGCGCCGTCAAATGTGAATTAGGGTCGCCCTGTGATGACCAAGGGGAAATTGTCCCTGCTTGCCATGAAAGCCCTAGAATCCGTTTTATATTAATATAAATACATGATTATATGTGATGGTATGTGATGATATGATTATTATGCACCTGGCAGGCTAAAATGGACTGCATGGGCCAAGGGGGGCCGTGTGGGTGTGCACCCCACCTAGCTTCATCCCCAAATTTTTTCTTGATATTTCTTATGGGTGTAGTATTATGTGCCCATGTTTAGATGTTCCAATAAAAAATGTAGAGCACCTGTTGAAGCCCGTGGCTATTGCGCCCCGTGTAAGGCTGAGTATCGCAAGCAGTGGATTGCGGCTCATCCTGGGTACGCGACTGCTAAGCGGAAAGAATGGGCTGAACGCAACCCTGAGAAGGCAAAAGCCATTGAGGACCGGAAGCTAGAAAAGCGCCGTGAGGGTCGACCGCCTATGTCAGAGCGCACCAAGATGACGGATTGGGAGCGTAAGAAGCGCAGTTTGGAAAACAACCCTATTCAGGCTGCTGCAATGAAGATTTACAAATACGCTTTGCGGCAAGGTAAGTTGGAACGTGGACCTTGCGCTGTTTGCAGTGCAACGGAAAACATTGACGGTCACCATACGGACTACACCAAACCTTTGGACGTTGTTTGGTTGTGCAAACCTCATCACCGTGAAGAGCACAAGCGGTTGCGTGAGTGTGTATGATCTGTTATATGTTGTTGTATGGTTATACAGATTGATAAACATATTCCGGTTAACAAGTTTCTGAAGCGTGCTCGGAAGCATAGTTATCCGTTTGCACAGATGGATCCTGGCGATTCGTTTTATGTTGAGGGTGATTTGGGAGTTTGCCAGACGGTTAGGACGCTGATGTGGCGTTTTACAAAAGAGACTGGCTGGAAGTTTGTGACCCGTCGGGATGAAGGTGGGTTGAGGGTTTGGCGGATTAGTTAGCGCTCGTAGTTCAGTTGGATAGAACGTCGGTCTACGAAACCGAAGGTCGGAGGTTCGAATCCTTCCGAGCGCACCAATGAAGGGGTTAATGATGAGAGTACATACGCTGGCGTGGCCTGATGTCGATACGCGGATGATTAACGCGCATGAGAGTGTGATGAAGCACTTTGGGTTGAGTCCGACGTATTATCGGGTTCACATGCCGCATGGCGAGTGGATGGACAAGGTTTGCAAAGATGAATTTGAGACGGGTGCGGAGGTTGTTTGCTTTTTGGAGATTGATTGCGTTCCGACCTGTGAGACAATTATGGCTAGGGCGTATCGCTGGGCGAAAGACAATCGGGGGATTCTTGGTATCGCTCAAAGTGCTAACCACCTTGATCCTACTCACATTTACGCTGGTCCGGCTTTTTATATGGTTCACCGTGAGGCTTGGAAAAAGATTGATACTTCTTTCTCTGAAGTACCAGGGTGTGATGTCGCGCAAGAATTTACCAGAGTTGCTGAGTTTATGGCTTTGCCTGTTCGCGCTTTATATCCTACTCACTACCTGTATCCTGCCGACGAGGGACGATGGGCTTTGGGCAATTATGGATATTTTGGGCGCGGCACTCACTATAGCGGTGGGGTGTTTCACATGTTTCAGGGTCGCACAAACAATGCGATCAATACTTTCGTAGACGTTTGCGGTAAGATCGTTGGCAATACTTTTTCAACTGACGGCTGGTATGAAAGCACAAAGCTATGAAGTTTGACCTTCAGGCGTTTTACAGGTTCTGCGCTGAGTTAAGTATTGAAACGAAAGAACATGGCCTGAAGAAGATGGGCAATCTTCTCGGCACTCAGACCTATGTGATGAACGAGATCGCTCAAGGTCTGGAAGACGACAAGCACTTCTTTGTTATTCTGAAGGGGCGGCAGCTTGGAATTACAACTATATCTCTTGCTCTTGATCTTTACTGGCATTTTATACATCCTGGACTACAGGGAACATTGACGACGGACACGGAAGAAAACCGTGACATGTTCCGGCAGACGCTTGCCATGTATATGTCTGGCCTCCCCAAGCAGTATAAGATTCCTGAAATCACGCATAACCGTAACTCGCTGACGCTAAAGAACCGCAGCCGTTTGTTTTACCAAGTGGCAGGCTTGCGGGCCAAGGGGTCTCTGGGGCGCGGTAAAGCTATTACCTACCTTCACGGTACTGAGACCAGCTCGTGGGGCGACGAGGAAGGCTTGGCATCGCTGCTGGCTTCCCTTGCCGAGACCAATCCTTTGCGCCTGTATATGTTTGAAAGTACGGCGCGTGGCTTCAACATGTTCCACGACATGTATGCGACTGCCAAGAAAGCTAGAACTCAGAAAGCAATATTCTGCGGTTGGTGGCGAAACGAACTCTATTCCGCAGATCCTGAAGGTTCCGTTTACAAAACCTACTGGGATGGCAAGCTCTCTCCTGAAGAGAAAGAGTGGGTCAAGGAAATTAAAAAGCTCTACGGAGTTGAGATCAACTCGCGGCAGATTGCTTGGTGGCGCTGGAAAATGATTGAGGGCATCAAAGACGATGCGCTGATGTATCAAGAGTTTCCGCCGACAGAAGACTATGCCTTCATTATGACTGGCACTAACTTCTTCTCAAACAGCCGCTGCACGGAGGCCATGAAAGATGCGCGTAAGAAGCAGCCCGATTGTTACCGATATATGTTTGGAAACTACTTCCAAGACACGGAGGTCATCAAGTCCTCAGAAAAAGTTTGTACCCTCAAGGTTTGGGAAGAACCGATTGACACCGCCGTGTATGTCATTGGCGCAGACCCTGCGTATGGTTCGTCGGACTGGGCAGATCGTTTCTGTATCCAGGTATACCGCTGCTACGCCGATGGTTTGGACCAGGTTGCGGAATTTGCCACGTCTGAACTCAATACTTATCAGTTTGCGTGGGTTATCGCTCACTTGGCGGGAGCTTACAAGAACTCTACCCTTAACTTGGAAGTTAACGGACCAGGACAGGCGGTTATTCAAGAGCTCACAAATCTTAAGCGTCAGGCAACGGCTATTGGCTCGGTCCCGGAAACAAGCCAGATGGGCAAGGATCTGATGAACGTACTCTCCAGTATGAAGAACTATATCTGGAGAAAGAACGATACGCTTGGCGGGCTGACCAACTCTATTGGCTGGGTGACAACTGGTCCGTCCAAAGAGCGCATGATGAACTACACGAAGGACTACTTTGAGCGCCGGATGATGACCATCAACTCGACAGAACTCCTCGACGAGATGAAAACCATCGTTAGAAATAACGGAACAATTTCGGCCCCTGGTCGGGGCAAGGACGACCGAGTGATGGCAAGCGCGTTAGCGGTCGTAGTTTTTGCCGAGCAAGTTCAAAATCAAATGATCGTGCGCCGCATTACAAGAGACATGGCACACAAGATTCAAGATCGAACTCCTGAAGAGCTTTCGGTTTCCCGTAACGTATCAACCTATTTGCGGAACATTGGTTATGGACCCAAAGATCTTCCCCAAAGGTGAACTCTATCGCCTGATGGATCGGTTCAACAAAGATCCTAAGCGGGTGATCTCTTGGCATTTCCTCGCCGAAATGACTGGCTTATCCGAGGGTCACCTCAAGGATGTGTTTGTTTTTAAGAAGCACCCCCTGACAGAGATGGTTCAGATCCGTGTTTCCTACGCTATGCGGCGTATTGAGGCTGGTGAAGTCGAGATTATGCGGAATAAAGACAATTCCCGCTTTATTCAGTATAACAAAGAAAATAAGCCCAAAATCGTTAGAAATACGGGTTTGAGGGTTCAAAATGGGCAAATCAGGCTTAAATTGGGCCTGAAAAACGCCAATGACTATTCTGATGAAACTTTTGATGAGCAACTTAAAAGGGGTACAAAATGGCAGTCTTGAAGTCTTACAAGTGCGAAGAACACGGGTATTTTGATGCGTGGGAGCAGAAATGCGAACATTGCGACGTTGAACCCAAGCAAGTGTTCATCAAGCCCTTTTCCATCAAGTCTGACCGGACCAAACGGACTGACACCAACCTCAAAGGTCTGGCATCGCAATTCAAGATGACCAACATCAAGTCTACTCGCGAAGGTGAGCATCAGTCTGGGTATTACACTCGCAACAACAAACCAATTTCTAAGCAAGAACAAGAGTTTATGGCCCAAGACCCCAAAGGCAAGGAAGCTGCTGAGGGCGGCGTGATGTGGGGCGGAGGCGGCAATTTAAGTATGCCTTCCCTTATGAGCGGAAATGCGATAAAGTCCGTTCGTGGTGAGCCAGTCGGGTTTAACGTCAAGGGCGAAAACTTTACTGGACCCAAACCTAGTTCTATTATGAATGACCATCAGGGCTTGAGTCTCAAGGACGCTAAATGAGAATCCCAGAGAAGCATAACGAGCGCGAGTTCTTTTACCTAGACTTGATTAACAAGTGCAAGGTTTCCCTCGATGACCGCCGTTCAGACTACGCTTCTTATCGGTCATGGTATCTGTTCGGAGCGTCCCCCGAAGATTCTCCGGCAGCTTACAACAAGATTTATTCTCATATAGATCAATTGGTTAGCTTCCTCTATTCGTCGGAAACGACGCGCTTTAACATAGCACTCGGTGCGGCAGTTCATCCTGGCGAACACAGCAAGATCCCCGCACTGAGCCAACTTTTGCATGATGAGTGGAACAACTCCAATGCCGATAAAGTGTTTACGGAAGCTCTTACTTGGTCGCTGTGTTACGGCTCCTGCTTTGTAAAGCTGGTTGCTCGTGAGAAGTCGATCTATCCTTACGTTCTCGACCCAGGTTCGGTCGGCGTGTTGCGTGAGGATGTATCAACCCTTGATCGTCAGCAGGCCATCACTCACACCTACTACATGACAAAGTCTGATCTGTTTGACCGTCTGTATTCGCACCCACGGCGTGATGACATCGTTGCTCGCGTGACGGCTTCTCAATACACTCCTTCGATAATTCCTGAAGGTATTCAACGGCTTGTGACAAGCCAAGTGAATCCTGTGATGTATGGTAACGTCAATCTGAACCTGAGTGCACCTAATCGGTTCCGCGCCAAGGTTGGCGAAGATACCATCGAGATGACAGACCTTTACATCTGGAACGACGAGATCAAGGATTATCAGATTGTCACTCGTGCAGCACCAGATGTAATCATTTACGACCGCCCGCTTGAGCAGATGTTCCTGCGTGGCGAGCTGCCAATCATTCAGATCTGCCCGACCCCGCAATACGACTATTTTTGGGGACAACCTGAAGTTCAGAAGCTGGTTGTGCTGCAAGATATGCGTAATCGCCGCATGTCCGAGATCCTTGATTTGCTGTCCAAACAGGTCTCCCCACCGACAGCTTTGACTGGGTTCTCCGGCATTATTGACGAAAAAGACTTTGCGCTGAACCGTGCTGGCGGTCTGTTTATGACCGACATGCCTCAGACTAAAGTTGAAAAGCTGGCTCCTAACATCCCGCAAGATCTTTATGCCCAGCTTAAAGAAATTGACTCTATGTTCGAAGAGGCTTCTGGCATTTCCAACGTCCTGTCTGGGCGTGGCGAAAGTGGTGTCCGGTCTGCTGGTCATGCCTCTCAGTTGGCTCGGTTAGGGTCAAGCCGTGCAAAGAA